AAGGATATATGCAATATATTTTTAAAAAAAGCTGAATAAGGAGGAAATATGTTTGAGGTTAAAAAAGATTCAAGGAATGTAAATAGCAGGGTTGAATATCCATTGACAACAGCGCACGCTCATCAGTTTGTCTATATCAACGGGTTCTCACATTATCTTTTTGGTGATAGTGAAGTCAAATGCGATGAAGGGGATAAATTTGAATCTGCTTTTGGAAAAGAACTTGCAGAAACAAACGCAACTATAAATATGCTAAAAGAGTATAAAAGAGTGTTAATTAAATTTACTAAGCGGCCGGAGTGGAGAAAAGAGAAACAAGCTACTAAAGAAGATTTTAATGAATGTTTTAAAAAAGCCATGATTGAAATGCAAACAGCAGTAGAAAATTTTAATAAGAGGTTTGGCATAAAGGAATAAACCTATGAAAGACGCATATTATTTTTCACACGATAGCAACGCAAGACATGACCCCGATATATTGTCAATGGTAAGTGTCTATGGAATGGCAGGATATGGATGGTATTGGGTAATTATAGAGATATTAAGAGATGAAGAAGATTACAAGTTTAATATCACTAAAGAACATTCATATAATGCAATTGCAATGCAATTGTACTGCGATTGCAATGCGGCTAAAAAGTTTATTGAAGATTGCATAAATGAATTTGATTTATTTGTTTCTGATGGTGAAAATTTTTGGTCTGAAAGTCTATTAAATCGTATGAGTATTTTAGCAAATAAACGTCAGAAAATGAAAGATAATGCTGATAAAAGATGGTCAAATCAAGATAAAACTATTACTACTAATGCAATTGCAATGCAAAAGCAATGCAAAAGCAATGCAAGTAAAGTAAAGGAAAGTAAAGTAAAGGAAAGTAAAGATATATACCCTGAAATCCTTGAATACTGGAACTCCAAAGAAATTATAGCTCATAAAGTCTTATCCTCTAAAAGCATAACACTTATAAAATCCAAATTAGAATCAGGCTATACCATTGACGACATCAAGGAAGCCATTAAGAGTTACTGGTTTATAACGACTAATCCTGAAACTAAAGACAGTTTCTGGTTTACATACAAGTTTACTTTAGAGGATTTTTTGAATCCTAAAAACTTTGAGAAGTTTAAGGATTTTGAAGCAGCACATACTAATTTTTTAATTAAAGAGGAGAAGAAAAGATGACAACTCAACCAATGAATATAACCGACGGCATCCCTGAACTCTTAGCAAAAATTCAGCGTCAACATCCTTATACTGCCGAGGACCTTGAAATGAGCCGTTATAAATCTGAACTCACCGACGATGAATCTAATATCTACATGGCTTACCAGGTCTGGGATGTTAGAAAAGAACTTGAGAATGTTGAGCCCAGGGCATTTAAGGAGATAACGCAGGATATAGATGTCAGACATTTTAAGTGGATTAAAAGTTGGATAAAAGATTTTAAACACATCGATGACGTTATACAACATTTTAATTTAGTCCTTGAGTTTTTCAGAAGCAGGCATTGGTATTCAGAGGAATATGAGAGGCTGGCAACTTATAGAAAGAGTGTTTATAACGCTTACATGAACATTAAGGAAGAGAAGAAAGATTTTAAATCAAAATATAGTGCATACGTATAAAAGTAAACAAAAATATCATAGTTTAGTAGGGTAGGAGGGAAAATGACAAACATAAAATGTGGCGATAACGCTTGTATAAACAATGGAGACGGTATTTGCACTTGTATCAATATAACTCTTGAAATGCAAAATATTGAAGAAGATTTATTAAAAAATGCAGAATTAAGATGTCAAAATTATGAAGTTTGGAGGAGACAATGACCCTTAAGCAACTATCACTTAAAATCTATAATGCTGTAAAAGCTTACTGTAAGAAATTAGCAGATTTACAACAGGAAGCGATTAAATTTAATGAGGAAATGAAACAATATTTGGAGGGGAAAAAATGAAATTATATAAAGTCAGAATAGATTCAACCGATTATGAAGATATTGTAGTGGAAGCAAAATCTAAGGAGGAAGCAAAAGAGTTAGCAGTCAGACAAGCTAATTTTTCTAGTAAAGAATTTTGTGAGTTTTTAGAAGTAGAACAAGACGATATAGATGACTGGAAAAGGTGGAATAAATGACCGTATCAGTTAAAGCTCGCATTTTTGATGATGGCAGCATAAAAATTGATTCTGATGAAGATGTAAAAGAAAAGTTAATACCGTTAAGAGGGTGCAATGTTGTTATTACGTTTGAGGAGGAAATTTGAAGCTATTAACTATAAAGCACCGCACCACAGAGAAAAAACCTAAACGTAAATTATCTCAGGAAGCCAAAGACAGAAAGAACCTGAGGATAAGGTTACTTAATTTATGGGTGCTAAGAGTAAAAGAAATTGCAGGTTATCAATGTGAAATTTGCAGGTCTGGAAAGTGTTTGCAAGCTCATCATATTATCGGCAAGTCAAACAGAACTTTAAAATGGGATTTACGCAACGGTATTTGCCTATGTGCAAATTGTCATTCTTTAGGAAACATGAGCGCCCATCAAGACCCCCAGTGGTTTATGCTCTGGATGTATGAGTTTAAGACAGAGGATTATGAATACCTGATTTATAAAAAGAATGAACGTTTTGATAAGGATTATATTAGAATTGAAGATGAGTTAAAGGAGGCACAATAAAACCCTGTCCTATATCTGAGCAGTTAAAGCACAAACTCGATGACAAGGAGTTTTGCAGACGACTCGACAGCATCGCCAACGGACAGATTATATTGTTTATAAAGCATTGCAAGATTAATTTAGATAAAACAACGGAGGATAATATATGGGAGGGGGGGAAATAAATGTTTGGTAAACAAGATGGTGGGATAATTCCGCAAGACGTACACAATGAAGAATATTATATAAAAAGGAATATCAGGATAATAGCTGAAACATTGGGATTGGAATTTGAGAGTTTTTGTTTAGGTGATTATCTGTTGGTAAGTCAGCAATATAAGAACAAAATTGAAAAACTAACCGATAGACTTATAAAGCTCGAAGTATTAACAGGATTTAACCCTGATGATTATAAGTGGGAAACCGAAACTAAAACCAAATTAGTAAAGAAAGGCAAATAAGCACTAACTAACAACTAAATATTTTAGCTTACCGTAACTCGGACAGAGGCTAAGTTTAAGACGTTTTTAAAGACGTTTTGGATTTAGCCTCTTTTTTATTGTAAAAAACTAAAAGGAGGGTGTATGGACTATTACGAAATCACTAAGGCTATAAGAATGAAGTTAGAATATGTACATGCCGCTGCAGGCGAGAAGGATGCGGATAATATTACTTTCAACGTTCCGGATATTTATAAATCTAATTTCGAGGATATTATTTGTAATTATGTTGATGCCATTAACGAGATTAAGAGACTAAAAAACGTGAGGAAAAGGCTGATTATATTTTATAAGGCAATAGGTTATATGGATTGGCAAGTATCTGAATTTTTACACATAGGTGAAAGGAAAATTAGATATCATATCTCATGGCTAAAAAGATTTTTTAGTGAAGAGGGGCCTAAGAATGACGAAAAATCAGTATAATTAAGTTATATAAGTAAAAAAATAAAACTTATAAATATTGTCCAGAGTAGTTATATAAAATCTGGAAGGCGGGTAGGTAGGGGCGGATTCAGGGCATTCACTATGGAGACATTATTGAAATATAAAGCAATAGATTTGGGCATTTACTCTAAAGATGATATACGCAAGGCTCAAAAATATACGCCTGTTTATAAACGACTAAGCAACCATTCACTTGAAGGCTTGGCAAAAGCATACAATGGGCTGGGTATGAATTTTAAAACAGTGTCGGATGAGATAACAAAATGGGGCAAGTAACCGAAATAAGTAAATTAACTATTGAAGAAATTCAGACTTTGCAAGTTGATGCTGCAATGAGAATAATAGCAAGCAATTCAAATCTGTTAGTTGAAATTAACAATGAAATGTTTACAGCCTTAAATGAATTAGGGCAGGCAAGAATTAAGGTTGAAGTATTAAAGGAAAAGAAATCGACTATTGTTGAGCAAATTAGAGCTTTAAAGACAATAGTGCAGAGTGGGTAATTATGGAAGAAAATATTGAACGAAACTTAACATTTAAGCCTAAGGCAGAACAGATTAAATTTGCAGAAATTTATCTTGATTATAGGCAAAAAGCAACATTCGAACAGATAGCAGAAAAAATAGGGTGTTCAAGAACTACAATTTGGAATTGGTTTCAAAAAATAGATTTTCTTGAATGGATTAACGGGCAAACTAATTATATGCAAAAGACAGCTTTAATCCCTGTTTTAAAATCACTAATAAGAAAAGCTGAAGTTGGAGATGTCCAGGCAATTAAACTTTATCTTGAAAAAATGGGTGAATTTACAGAAAGGTTAAGAGTTGAAGTTGGCTGGAAAGATTAAATGGCAAAATTTGAAATTAATTACAAACCTCATGCTAAACAGCTTTTATTTCATAACAGTGATGCAAGATGGAGAATTTTAAACTGTGGGCGTAGATGGGGTAAAACTCAATGCGCTATTGCAGAGGGATTAAAACTAAGTTTTAAAGAACCTAAACAAAGAGGCTGGATTGTTGCCCCGACTTATCCATTATCGCAAGAGGACTGGAGAACATTAAAAGATTTAACACCGGATAAGTTGATAAGCGATGAACTTAAGGCAGAGCGTAAATTTGTTTTTATAAATGGATCAGAAATAGAGTTTAAGAGTGCAGACCATGAAGGCGGTTTAAGAGGCGCCGGACTTAACTGGTGTATTTTAGATGAAGCATCAAGGATAAAAGAAGATAGTTGGAATGCTTTACGACCTGCATTATCTGATAAGCTAGGCAAGGGAATTTTTATATCTACACCTAAAGGAAAGAACTGGTTTTATAGGTTATTCCTTAAAGGTAGAGATGGAACAGATAAATACGAAAGCTGGCATTTCCCATCATATACTAACCCTTATTTTCCAGAAGAAGAATGGCTTGAAGCTAAAGAAAGTTATCCGGCTGATTGGTTTTCACAAGAATACGAAGCTAACTTTTTGGAGGATGCTGCGGCAGTATTTAGAAATGTTGAAGGCAGAATTGATGGAGAACTTGAAGAACCTGTTGCAGATAAGAAATATTTCTGTGGTGTTGATGTAGCGAAGTATCAGGATTTCACAGTTATTATTGTTCTAGATCAGAATAGACACCTTTGTTATTTTGAAAGATTTAACAGGTTAAATTGGGATATTCAAAAGATAAAGATTGCCAATGTATTTATAAAATATAATGCAGTTGGATTTATAGATAGTACAGGTGTTGGTGATCCAATTTTTGAAGACTTAGCAAGACAGTTACCACGTCAAGTTTATAGTTTTAAGTTTACCAATGAAAGCAAAATGAATCTTGTCACAAGTTTGCAGGTTGCGTTTGAACAAGGGCAGATAACCTTTCCAAGAATACCAATAATGATTGATGAGTTACAGGCCTTTGAATATGAAATGCTGACATCTGGCAAATTTAGATATTCAGCTCCCGATGGTTACCATGATGATACGGTGGTTTCCATGGGTTTGGCTAATTGGGCAATCGAGCACTTAATAATTAAGCAAAGTTGTAATGTATGGTGATATTGCTTGACATAAATCAATCTTTATATTATGATATATTTACTATAATTAAACATGGGGAGTCCCTTAACGACTCCCCGCCTGTTAAGGAGGCAAAAAATGATTAAAGAAGTTATTAATGGAAGTTATGGAAGTCAGGCTATTTGTGTTTGCGATTATTGTGGTAAGAAATATAGAAAAAAATATAGTGATGTAAACCACAATAAAAATCAATTCTGTGGTAATATTTGTTTTGTTAAATATAAATCAAAAAAACTCAATACTTCTTGTGCTTATTGCGGCGAAAAGATATTCAAAAAACCATGTCAAATATTAAAAAGTAAAAATTCATTTTGTAATAGTAAATGTCAATATGCTTATATGAAGGGTGAAAAGAATCCAAATTTTGGTAAAGGATTATTTGGCAGCGAAAATGGTAGATGGGTTGATGCACAAAGTCCTGAAAATATAGCAAAAAGACGCAATGACCCTAAAAATAGAATAAGATATCGTATCACAATAGCAATTGATAGGGGCATAAAAAACAAAAGGAATAGTAAGACAATAGCTGGTGTCTTTTATCCTGGATATATTCTTGACTTAATGGCACATCTTGAAAGTAAATTTAAAGACGGTATGTCTTGGCAAAATATGGGACAATGGCACATAGACCATATTATCCCAGTGAGTCTATGGGAATTTGAAACATATACTGATAGGGAATTTAAGCAGTGCTGGAGTTTATGCAATTTACAGCCACTTTGGGCTTTAGACAATTTAAAAAAATATAACAAAGTAGCATAAACTAAACTAAAATTTAACATAATTAAGCCTCAGGAATGGGGCTTTTTTATTTGCAGATAGGAAAATATGTTTAACTTAAAAAATATAACCGACTTGGCTAAACTGACCGAGCCAACAATCTTTACTGATTCACAGCTTGAAGTCATTAATGAGTTAATCAAGAATCAAGATTATTACGAAAACAAAGCATTTAAATATATTTGTGAAGAATACCCAGAGTTTCGGCATGGGGTAACAGACGGTAACCCTTACAAGCCGGCTCACATCCCCCTCAATTACTGTAAATTGATTGTAGATAAACTTGCAGCGTGGCAATTCGAAGAATCAATAGACTTCAACTGTACATCAGTTTTAACTGATTCCGATGATCCAAAAGCTAAAAATAGATCAGCCGAGATTGAGAAGGATTTATACGATATCCACAAGCAAAACTTAATGGATATTAAACTATTGCAATCAGCAATAGAATCCAATATCTCCGGCGGACTTGCCGTTAAATTAAAATATGATGAAGTTGAAAAATACCCTCGTATTCTAATTCGTAATAGGATTGAAACATTTGTAGTTACTCAGTTTGACGATTACGAGAAAATCATTAGAATCCATTTTATAGCATTCCAAGATGATAAAACAATCTGGAAGCAGACACATGAAATGGTTAATGGAGTTTATTATATATCCGAAGCCTTATATGATACGCAAGATATTAAGACTCCTAAAAAAATTATAATTCCCTATCAGCCACTATTAATTAAAGGTAAGACTTTAGACTTCATGCCTGTTTACATCATAGCGAACATGGCTCAATTAGGGGAAATCTGGGGTGTAAGTGAACTTAGAGATTTAATACCTATTGTTAATGAAATAAACAAAAAGTATTCTGATAGTTCCGATGCGTTAAAGTTTGATATGTTTGCAATTACAGTATTCTTAAATGCTGAAATGCCAGTTGATGAGTTTGGCAAACCAGCCCTAAAGAATAAAGCTGGTGCAGCATGGAACGTAATGGGATTAAACCCTATAATAACTCCTGCAAAGCCGGATGTATTCAAATTACAAGGAACTTTCAATTATAAGGATGTTCTAAATTCTCATGTCAATTCTTTAATATCGATGATATTTGAATTTGCAGAGTGTATCAATATCACACCTGACACAGTTCAAGGCTTGCCTGCATTATCAGGGATTGCATTGAAGTTGTTATTTGCAACTATAATAAGCAAAACAGCTAGGAAAAACCTGATATGGAAAGCCAAGTTAGCAGAGATATATCGAGGTGCACTTAAACTTAAACAACTTTATGAGGGCAATTATGACATTCCAGAAGACCTTAATATAGAAATAATCACGCATATGCCTATCCCTGCGAATGAGTTGGAAGAAATACAAATTGTAACAGCAAAACTTGCAGATTCGCTTATTAGCGTAACAAGTGCCATGAATTCTATCGGGATTGAGAATCCGGAAGAAGAGATTGCTAAGATATTAGCGGAAAAAATGCAATACGATAAGGTTATGAATACTGACAATATTAATAATAAACCAGTAGATAATACACAAACAAAACAGAATGCGCCAGTAGATAAACAAGGCAATCCTATAAATTAAAATGGCTAATGAATATCTTGAATACATTAAAAAACATAGATTAGACTTTGTTAAACTCACCGATAAGCAGGATGCACAGTTAGCAAGATTATATATTCAGGTTGCTGGCAATATCAAGGCACAGGCAACATCAATTCTTGATAAGAGTGGTTTGACTTATGCACAAGCTAAGATAAGAATAAATTCACTGTTAATTGAGGCTGATAGACTATCAGATGGGTTTACTCAAATTTTAGACAAGTCATTAATTGACGCTGCTGACCTTGGAACCGAAGCTGACAAGATTATGATGTCAAAATATCAGTCAAGTTTAGCTGATAACGGTATCAAAGTTGACATGGGTAGAATCCTGCAAAAGGTTAATCCCGAAGCAGTAAAAGCGGTATTTGATAGGATATACACTGACGGATTAAAGTTGAGCGATAGAGTCTGGTTGCTGGAACGCAGAACAAAACAAGAGATTGAGCGGATTGTCTTGCAGAATGTTATAAGTGGAGGATCTGCAAGTAATAAAGCGACACTTTCCGCATTAGAAAATCTATTGAATCCAAATTCTAAGGTTGCAAAATTAACCTCTTTACATGGACGTAGGGTTGGGTATGAATCAAGTAGATTGTTAAGAACATCGATGAGTGAGGCTTTTAATGAGGGTGCAAGGTTGTCTAATTTAAAGAATCCAGGCTCAACGGGTATGAAGTTGTTAACAGTTGTTGGCGCCTGTGAGATATGCGCTCCACTCGATGGCTTACCGATAGAACAGACTGGACTTCCACCCCTTCATAGCAACTGCAAATGCAGCACCATTGAAGAAGTAATGTCAGTTGACGCCTTCACAAATTCTTGGATTGAGTTTATGGATGACCCTAAAACACATCCAAAATATTCAGATTGGATTATTAATGTTTATAACAAAAAAGCAGCATAAAAGTAGTATTTGTGGTATAATAAATATATAATAATACGGGGAGTGCCATCATCACTCCCCAACCCATGATGGAGGTTAAAATGAGGAACGAAAAAGGACAGTTTGTAAAAGGTTTTAGCACGGGTTTTGAAGATAATTTAAAACTTGGACATGGTTGGAATAAAGGAACGCATTTTATCCATTCTGGTAGTTTTCAAAAAGGGCATGAAGTAATAGGCGGATTTGAAACAAGATATAAAAAAGGTGATGGTTTAGGCGAACATCATACTGCTGAAGTTATACAAAAGCAGAGTGAAACAAAGTTAAGAGAATTAAACCCTAATTGGAACGGTGGCAGAAAAATTTCTTATGGTTATGTTTTAATTTTAAAACCCGAACATCCATTTAATATTGCAGGATATGTTAGAGAACACCGTCTTGTCATGGAAGAATTTCTTGGTAGATATTTAACAGCAGAAGAAGTTGTACATCGTGAAAACGAAATAAGGGATGATGCAACTGACGGTAAGCACAAAGCATATCATCTTAAATTAAAAAGATTAGCAAGATTGGCAATGGTGGGATAATGGGAAAAGTTAAATGTCAATGTTTAAATTGTAACCATTATCAATGGATTATTGAGGATTCAGAAAGTGATTGTGAAAATTGCGGATGGATTATAAATGCAAGTGAAGATTACGTTGAAGATTAGAATAATAGTATAATATAAACAATATTTAAGATTAAGCACTCTCAACAGGGTGCTTTTTTATTGGAATTTTATAAATAGCAATATTTAGAGTCTCTTTGAGGCTCTTTTTTTATTGCACAAAAGGAAGGAGTCAACAGTGGTTGACGAGAATAAAAGTGCTGGTTCAGAGGAATCAAAGGAAACTAATTCAGAGGGATTAGAAGAGAAGAAAACCTTTACGGCGGAAGATATCAAAGCGTTACAATTTGAAGCGAAAACCTACCGCAAAGAAAAAGCAGACTTGAAGAAGGATAGAGACGATTTTAAAGCTAAACTTGATGCTCTTGAAGCAGCAAAACTAACCGAAACTGAAAAGGATAAGTTAAGGATTGCTGAACTTGAAAAGAAACTTACCGATACGGATAACGCTATAAAGTCTAAGGAAATTGACACTCTAATTGTAGAGGCAATCTCCGATAAAAACATTATAGATAAATCCACAGCTAAGTTACTCATCAAGAATGAGCTTGCAAGTGAGGAAGTGATTGACAGTAAGGTTGTTGACAGGATAGTTGAAAAACTACTTAAAGATAAACCTTATCTTGTTAATTCTACAAATCTAAACCCTTCTCCAGGCAATTTTAAAAAACAGGATAACGAAGTTAGTAAAAAACCGTTAGATCAGTTAAATGATTTTATAAGTGGAAAGACAACCAAACTATCCTAAAGTAACTTGGAAGGAAAATTAAGATGGTAGATTTAAATTATCAAAATACTATTAACTTAGATGAGGGTGGATATTTAACAAGTGAAGGTTATTCCGCTACAATTCTAAAGTTAGTACAGAGTCAGTCAGTTGTTGAACCATTCCTTACTGTATATCCAATGAATCATAAAGTAGAGAATGTCAATACAATAGCGTCAAATGCATCTGCTTATTTTGTAGCGCAAGAAGCTGCTGTTAAACAGAAATCAGCATTTAAGTTCGGAACATTTAAAATGGAATTGCAGGAAATTGCAACAATAATTCCATTTACTGAAGATTGGGTAAAGTTTGCCAATGTACAGACTGCTGCACTGCTTCAGGAGGCTATTGTAAATGCAATAACCAAACTAATTGACCAGTCTATGCTTGGCTATGTTACAAATCCTTGGCTTAATACAATCAGTGGAAGCATACCAGCAGGAAACATTATATCTACTGGCGCTGACTTACTGATTAAGTTGTCAAATGCTATGGGTAAAGTTGAAGAAGGGGACTATATACCTAATGGGTTTATCGCTCCGATATCAGCAAAGGCATCTCTTAGAAATTTGAGAGACTTAGACGGCCAGCCAATATTTCAGCCTGCTAACGCAACAGAACCCGCAACATTGTATGGGCAGCCTATTAGATTCTCAAGTAACATGATTGCTTCCGGCAGTCCTGCTGCAAAAGAAATTATAGTAGGAGACTTTAAACAAGCATACAAGGGTAACGACGCAGCTATAGAATTTAAGATGTTAGATCAGGCCACTATTAATGTTGGTGGAACTCTTATAAATCTTGCAGAGCAGGATATGGTTGCAATCAGAGCTAAGGTTTGGAAGGCTTTTAATGTACTTAGAGTAGACGCTTTTGCAAAGGTTTTACTTTAGAAATTAGTTAGTGGATGGAGACAATCTCGAAATAAATAGTAGAGGTTGTCTCCTATAAAAAGGAGAAATTATGGGAGGTAAACCAAACAAGGGAACTCCAAAAGATGGAAGATTAAAAGGGAATAAAAAATAAAGTTAGGGGTGGTAAGTTAAAAATTCCACCCCTCCCAAATTAAAGGGGACTTATGAAAATAATAATCAACGCAACAAACATAATAGAGGACAGGCCATTAAGGGAAGTTGAACGGCTTATTAATTTAGGCAAGG